CCTAATTTTATTAACTTTTACTCAATATTTGCAAGAAACTTACAAGCATTTTCAAAAGTTTCAATAGCAGCAGCACCCGTGGGGAAAGCAACCTGAACTATTTGATGCACAAGTTCATCAACAGTTTTCATTTCACGAGGTTCGGCAAAACGAAGAGTAAATACAACAAAACCGTTGTCTACACTATCAGCAGCACGAAGAGGATTAAGAGGATAATTCTTATAAAGATATTGGCTGGGATCTTTATAAGTATACTCAAAACCAGCATCAGCAGCAGCTTTAGCGGCTAAATCAGCTACCATAGCGGCATCGTTTTGACCAGGAATACCAGAACTTACAGCAGTTACAGAAGTACCAGTAAGGTCATCGGCAGGAATAAGTTCCCAATCTACACCAGCTTGCTCGCCAACAAAAGTAAGGGTACCAGCATTGTTAGAAACAACAAGCCCATAACGAGCAACATTACCATCCATGAAATATTTTACAATCTTATCACCAATGGTAGTAGGGGTATCATTTGTACTTAAATGAACATTAGCAGTCCACTTATTACGCTCATTAAATTTAACACCTTTCTTTGCAGCAATAATAGTGTAATCCACATCGATGCCAGAAGGCTCAGGAATTACAATAGTTGCATTAAAAGTAGAAGCAGGAACATACCCACTCTTCACATAAGAAAAATGATTCTTATAAAGGGGAATAAACACATTACCCCCTTGAGCAGCAGTACGAATAAGAGCAATAAAAGCCTTATCTTTAATGTTAGCACCGGTATCAAAAGTTGCAAATCCCCCAGGATAATAACCGACACCAATTTTGCCAGCATCTGCATCAGTCTTAGACTGAACAGTCCCAGAAGTAAGAGCAGCAACACTTGCACCAAGAATAAACTGTCTCATATATTATTGATTGTTATTGTTGTTATTTCTTTGAGATTGTTGTTCAGAAGTTAAACCCAAACTTTGAAACCAAAGTCCAACAGCAGTTTCAACAATTTGATGATGTAAATGCTCAGGTAAATTACAATCTATGGAAGTATCTTCTGAAGTACCATAATGTTCTTCATCAAAATAAACTGTATCCGGCATTTTGACATAATTTATAATTATATCTTTAACATCTTTTTGGCTATCCCCCGTAAAGAGAACAATATCAAATTGTTTATCAGAATTACCATTAACTAAACTAACAATAGGATAATCATGCGATGCACGATTCAAATAGTCATCAAGCGTTTGATTAAGTCGTTCAGATTCAATTGCTCTACAATCTTTATTTATAACTTTGTTCTCTCCTGCATCATAACTTATTGAAAAATTAGTGATACATAAAGGAACTTCAGAAAGAGCTATGTTGATTTCTTTACCAACATTAGTTTCTTCATGGTTTAGGTTTTTAGTAAGTCTTTCTGTTATAAATAAAGTGTGATAAGCACTTATAGGGCTAATCTTAGTATATTGAGGTGTACGAGAGTCTTTACTCGGTTGACTATTGTTTAAAAGAGCAACGCGAACATTCTGAATAATAGCTTCATTTAAAAAAGCATCAATAGATTCTGCAAGAATACCACGCATTTGTTGTAATCCTTGTTGTTGCCCTAATGTTCTAAACAGAACGTGCATCGCATAAATATCCATTGTTTCGTCTAATTAAATTAAATTAAGTTTTGCTTTAAAAGCATTTACTGCTGAAGTATTGTCAGGATTCTTAAACCAAACAACAGCCTCACTAATATTTGAACCAATGAACTCACCAGTTGCTGTAGTAATATTTTGATTGTGTTGTAATCTAATTAATTCACCACGAGCAATAAGTTTTTCAATGGTTGCTTTGATAAGTTTATCTCCATCATTAAAGATTCTATTGAAGAGTTCAGGTTCCTCAGTAGAGAATCTATCAAGATTGCTTTCTTTGATAAGTTTATTTTCAGCAAGCGAAGGCATAACAGGTAAGTTCTTCGCAAGAGCATACTGAATATAAACTGCTTCAAATACAGTATTATCACCAATACAAGTAACATAATTTGCTTTAGCTTTGTTAATAGCATTGCGCTTACGCTCTGCATTGGCAGCCTCTTTAGCATCATCACGGAAGTAAAATCTAACATTAGAATCAATGTTAACAAAAGCAGGGTCCTTAGCAACATCGTTATAAAGAAGACAATGACGATACATCAAATAATCTTCAACATCGATAGGAATACCATACTTATGTTTTTCACTTTCAAGTGCATTAAGGCGATTAATCTTTAACTGAAGAGCACGACGCAGAGCTATAATATCATTACGAGGAGTGGCATCATATTCTGCGTTTATTTTATCCTCTTCTTCTTTAAAATGGAGATAATCTCGTTTAGTATTATATCTGAAAGAGATATTGAAAGTTTTACCATTTTTATCAACCTTAACCATAATATTATTAAGATATTGCTTTACACGAGTAAAGAAATTCTCGTTATTAGCAGATACCCCAATAAGATTAGGAAAGTATGCAGCAATTTCATCTTTATTACCAGCAAGTGTACGAGAAGAAGTAACTGAACTACCAATATAGCTAACTTGTTCAAGTAAAGCTTTACTATTTACTCGACGATATAAAGAATAATCTTGTACACGAGCAATAGTTACAGTTCTTTCATCTACATAAGCATAATCCAGACTCTTATCATCTACAGGAGTTTTAGGAGCTTCATTTGCTTGAGATGTAGCAGCAGGAGCTGGATTATTCTGTTTATTAATTCCATTATCCGCACCAGCGGCTGAAAATTGGAAACCAGTACCAGGCATAATTTATTAAGGTTTAAAAATGATTAAAGAGCGCATTCCATTAAGAACATCTTAGTGGCGTTATCCACTTGCAGACCGAGAGAGGACTTAACCTCGTAACGAGCCATATCGATTTCAGTAGAAGCATGATTGGTATTAGGAAGACCCCAGCATGCAGGAATATCAGTCATACCCTCAATAACTTTGGTCTTATTAATCTGACCTTTCATACGAGCTACACGAACATTTTGATGCCCATTATAGGAAGAGAAGTCAATAAAGCAAGCGCGGTGAGAAGTCATAGGATAACCAGTACGAGGATGGATAAATCCATTCTGTTTAGCAGCTTCAGCAATAGTACCCTTATCGAAAAAAGCACAATGCTTAGCAGTAATCGTATGACCTTCAACAGTCTTATATTTACGGAAGTAAGCACCATATTCCATATTATCAGGAGAACCTTGAATTTCCTTTTCACCAAGAGGAGTAAGGAAACCATTTTCTTTAGCATCCTGCTTAATACCTTCATCGAAATCCTCAAGGAAACCTTTACCACCGAAGAGAACAATGTTCATCTTACCAGTGTCAGTATCGCGCTCAAGAATATCACCAACAGTTCTCTTAATCTTAGTAAGAGGCAGATATTCACCATAAGTATCATAGTTATTCTCACGGCAAATTTCTAACATACCTGCGGTGTGAGGAATGGGTTTACCATTATCACGGTCTTTAAGAGTAATTTCACCCTGTGCATTACGGTTATATTCAGCAAGCCACAGACGCTCTTCAATAGCAACACGCTTAGCAATTTCAAATTGGCGCATTTCCTCGTTAATCCACAGCTTAGAAGTACCACCAGTAGAAGAACTCTTAAATTCATATTCAGTAATGACATTAGCAAGATTACCAGCAATTTCTTTAGAGAAACGATGGAACTCAAGCTGAGAAGTCATACTGCCAGGACCCATAGAATTACTACGATTACCCTTAGAATAAGACTCACTAACAGTAGGGGCACCCTGAGACCAATACTTACCTTTAGCAAGGAATTCAGGATTTACATAAGCATTAGGATTAGGATTGGTAAGTTTAAGGATGTAACCATATCCATAAGGAGATTCACCAAGGTCTTTCTGAACACGAACCTGAGTTTTAGCATCAGGACCAATCAGACTATATTGTTCAATGAACCAATGGGTTGCAAAGTGAACTTCAAATTCAGTACCACCTTTACCAGGAGTAGTATTTGCAGTGTTGAAATAAGTTACATAATCAGTAAACTTCATACGACCCATAGTCTTCCAAGTCCACTGAACAGTAGCAATATCAACAGTACCAACACTACCTTGACCTTCCGTCATAAAAGTAAGAGGGAAACGGTCATCATCCATACCATAGTTATAGGTAAGGAAAGAGTTAATTTCAACAGGTTTCTGAAGCTGGAGATAAGCAATAGATTCCTCATTACTATAACCTCTATCTTCATAATGACCTTGGGAAATAACCCTCATTTTATCCATCGCCATAGTTAATAACAAAAAGATAATTAGTTAAACATTAATAGCCAAAATTTTCTTGATTTTGACCAGTATTATTGTTATTTGCAGGAGGGGTTATTCTCATTGTTCCAGCAGGTTTACGGCCTTTAATTTGAAGTTTAAGTATTCTAACTTTATCTTCATTGATTGCCATTTTAACTAAATCTGCATAAGTTCCTCCAGTAAATTTAAGGTACGCACGGAGAATTTCATCTTGAAGAGCATCTTCAGGTTTTGTAGCTTTTACATCCCTTGCATAAGCTGTAAGACCATCTTTATCTGTACGATATAAATAGTTGAAGAAATCATTAGAAGTTACACTAAGTTTTTTTCCATCGCGTTCAACGATAATGGTTTCAGGAATTTCATAACCAGCAATCTTACGACTGTCAATAACCTGTTTAACACCATTCCAATATTTAGTGGATTCTTCAACTAATTTGGCTTGTTCAGCTTTTGCATCATCTTCAAGTTTTTTAGCATAAGCTTTATCCTTTTCGACTAAAGCTTCAAGCTCTTCTTTTGCTGTAGCAGCAAGAGTACCTTGAGATTTAAGGAAAGCAATATAATTATCTACATTACCTTTACGACCATCTTCTTTCCATGCAGTCCTAATAATTGTTTCTTGCTGAGCTTCATTGTTATCATCAATTTGTATATTACTTCTATCAGGAATTTGATTATATCCTTCAAGAGAATTTCCATTTGCAATATAAAAGTCAATCATTGGCTTAACAAAAGGAAATCTTTCATACAAAGTGTTGATTGCAGCATCAGCGATTTCTTCTCTACCGGTTTCAATAGCATCTTTGACAAAAGCAGTTACGCCTTCAGGAGTATTTTCATATTCAACAGGTTTACCCTCTTCATCAATAATTTCTAAATCAAGAGCTTTGGCTATATTGGAAATATTTAAATCTTTATCATTATCTTCTTCAGAAACTTCAAAAGACTTAATCCAATCAGCAACCTCATCTGCCTTTTTGAAAACTTCTCCCTTGTCATTGACAACATCACCAGTTTCGTTAATTGTATATTTAGTATCTTCTACTTCAAATGTTGTACCAACTTTATATTCATGAGGAAATTCATGATTTTCACCATTGTTGTTATTATTGTTGTTATTGTTGTTATTATTATTGTTATTATTATTATTTTCAGAACCACCATTATTTTCACCACCAGCATTAATATCTTCAATTGGATTACCATTTGCATCAACCTTAACTTCCTTACCAGAACCAAGGTCGGTTTTTTGTTCTCCCCCACCGGGATTTTCAGCAGCAGCAGCAGAACTACCACCACCACCATAACCAAAATCAGGAATAGGCATAATTAAATTGTTTTTAAGATTAATAATAG